AATTCATCCGCAGGATTAACACCTAAGAATTCTCTAGGAGGTATTACAGATTGCCTAGTTTGAACCCATCCCATTGACGTTTTAAATTTTAAGAATTCACCGTTGACAGGTCTTATTGTACCACCTGTTTGAAGAATAGGTGCATATTCTTTATTTGTTCCCCATTCAACAGAACTAGGAGAAGGGATAAAAGTTAAAGATTGGAATAAAATACCTCTATCAAATAAGGTCCTGCCATTTTCCTCAATAGCTCGCATTGATTTCGGCCAAGGAATTCCCCATGGGTCAACCTCGTCAACAAAGCGTTGCTCCGTTCTAAAAATCATTTCCATTCCGACTTGCTCGGCAAATTCCATACCTTTTCTTTCATCGAAAAGGAGCTCGTTGAAAAAATCAACCGATGCTACGGAATTTATCAAATCAACGTTAATCTGCATAAACTTATCTCGGATTCATACCTGGCATTTTATTGAATATTTCATCAGAAAAAGCACTACCTGATGAATAATCTCCTACGACTACCGGTTCTTGGTGCTGCACGCTTTCTTTTTCGATATCGGATAGCTTTGTCGCAAAAGTTAATTCTACGATTCCTTTTTGAATATCTTTTAACCAACCTATGGCATCTTTATACCTATTTCTAACATCATCAGGCGCATGCCTTGTATACATTAAATATATGGCAATCTGGCAACATATCAATTCCATTTGATGGTTATCAGGAACTGGTAAAATGTAATCTTTTACCAAATAACCGTCAATGATTCCTGTTGCACTTTCTAACGCTTTTATTGTTACAGCCTCAGGAGGATTATCTTTAGAGGTTTTACTAGATTCTAGTTCAGATATAGCTATAGAACCGTAATGAATAACTAAATCTTCTCTAGTAGCATACATAGAAAAACCTCTTAAGTTTCAACTCAAACAGTTTATAAAAATTATTATTTTACAGGAACAAGCTTCATAAGCTCGCCGTGGTTCATATCGTCGTTGTACTCAATGAACTCATCATCCAAAACTGCCTTGATTTCAGGAATAGTTAGGCGCTTACCTTTTTCAAGCTTCTCTCGCGCGGACTCTAAGTCATCACCGGTCTCACCAGAACCGCTTGTATCGCCGTCTTTGGTTTCGCCTGTACTATTACCTTCGCCTGACTTTGCAGAACCGTTAGACGGTGCTTCAGTAGCTTTCACGTTTTTTGCGGCCAATTTCGCTTTATCTTCATTAACCACAATGGTATCTGGTTTTTTGTCCGTAATAAAACCTTTATTGGACAGAGTTTCAATGCGTTCTTCTGACAATTCAATGTTGATAGTCATTCCTGGTAGAAAGTGGCCAACCGATTTTAGGGCATAGTATGTCTTAGCCATTTTTATATTCCTTCAATTTAAAGTTTAATTTATTAAAACAAAGCTTTAAAAGGCGGCATGTTTAACCGCCTTTTAAATATTATACTACAAAGTCTTCGCCGCCAATAACACCGTTAACCATACTAGGCACCATTAATGGGCTCGATTCAGTAATCAATTTCATACCAGGTGGGTCTTTGCTTTCTACGATATAGTCGTAGGCTTCTAAAGGCTCACCTAAAACATCGAAGTTTTGTAAGGCACATTGGCATTGAAAACCTGAAACATCAGCGATTAAATGGAAGCCGCCTTGTTGGATATAGCGCTCAACAACGCCTTTATCATTTTTGAATGTTTCATCCCAAGTCCAAAACTCGATACCATCAAGCTCACCGCGCATTTTAGGAGCGTTGCCCCGGTCAAATGTGGCATTAAAAGGGTTTCGCACATCAACGCCTTTTTCTGTCTTGAAATTGAATTTGTCTTCAAACTGCTTATTGCTAGTTAAAGCGTTGAACACTTTAGAAGACATAAGTGCAACAGAAGGAGAAACACCACCTTCATCAGACATTGTCTTCAACATGGATTCAATATCGGTAACAGGTGTTGCACCATCTTGGTTCCATGGAATAGTTGGTGCAAATTCCATAGCAGCGCTTCGGCCAAAGTCAACGGTGATTTCAGGAAAGTCTTTAGATTGAAAAGTTACTTTGCCTTTCAATAAAACGTCACGAGACATTAGAATGTTGAAATTAACAATAGAACGGCGATTACGTAAAAACTTGGTTACCTGTGCAACGCGTAGCTTTTCTTGGTCGGTCATATTGTTAATGTTTTCAATGATTCCGGCTTCTTGTAGGGTTCCCAAGAGAGCGAGATTCGTAACATTGCTAGGGGTAATCATAGCCGATGGCTTTAGATATGCAGGCTCGACAAACTCAACGTCATATCGTGCATTTTCTAACATCACACGGCCCTGTACACTAGGTGCCACCAACGGTGCGATAGGGGTAGAGGTTTCTAACTTGCCCAATTCAACTCGGTCATCATTGAAACCGACTTTGTTTGGAAAGAACTTTTGAATAATCCAATCATTCAATTCTTTCGTCTTGTTGTAAAAAATGGCAAGCTGCGAGGTATCGACTAATCGAACCGGTGCACCTTTAATATTAACTTCAACACTCATAATCTTATACCTTATATTTAATCAACTTTGTTGATTATTAATTTTATTTTAAACGAAATTTTAAACGAAAGAATTAAACGTCTGCAACACCGTGCGGCATGTGAAGTTCAATACCAGGTAGATTTTTGTTGGCGTAAGCTCTTGCAGCAAGGCGTTGGGCTTTATCCAATTTTGTACCGTTGATTTTACATTCAAACGGGTCAAAAGTACCTTGCGTATAAATAGGAACTTCAATACCATTTGTATTATGAGATGTTGCAACAGCGGCAGAAATATCCAATGTAACGATGGCAGAAAACCCGGTCGCACCGGTTACATGAGAAATTTCATTAGTTGCTGCGTCTACGGCAACCAAATCACCTCGTTCAAACTTCGTATTGGCAGGAACTAAGGCATTGGAAGTTTTGTTGTTCAGGCCGATAAGTAAATCATTGCCCGAACTAACCTTTAAATCTTGACGTAATGGGTTCATTATTTTTTGCTCCAGTCAGCGAATTTTTTATCCATATCACAAACTGCTTCATCTTCGCTTTCGCGGCCAGAATCTGCTTGATTTGTAAATAGGATAGGATTGAGTTGTTGAGACTTTTTATTTCCAGTCTCTTTCTTTTCTTCTTCCTTATTTGAAGGAATCAAAGAGATAGAAAACTTAAAGTCTTTATCAGAAAGTGATAGCAAATGCTCGCGTTGTTCATCAGAGAATTTGGTATTCTTTTCAGTTTCTGCAATTTGGATATCGCTTTCGCGTTTTCCGGCCTTAAACTTTTCAAGCTCGGTATCTCTGTCTTTACTGATTTGCTTTTCAGCAGAAAGCTCAGACTCCAATTCTTGAATTCGTTTATTTGCTTTTTCTAACTCAGTCATTTCATGCTCCTGGTTTTTTGATTCATTTTTAGAATCTTCACTTTTAGATTGCTTTCTAAAGACTTTAGCACTGGTACCATCGTCAGCACCAAATGTGCAAAAAGATACCTCTTTAGTGGTAATGTTTTTAAAAATAGTTAAAGGATTAGAAGGAGACGCATCGATCATTTTACCGTTTACTTCTGTAGGTTCTGTTACAACTTCTACGGATGAAGGTTCAAAATATCCTGAAACTTCCCATGGAAAATCTTCAGCGGCTTCTTCTGAAACCTCTTTGCCGAATTTATTTTTAAGAAAAGTCCCTTGAACAATCAAGCCCTCTTGAGTTACAACGAAAGACGTACAATAGCCTACACGCTTATTAACATCATGTTCTTGCAGGCTTGGTATTTTGGCTTTAGCAAACTTGATGTTATCTAAATCAAATACGAGGTTTCCCCAATACCAATGATTTTCAATAAGGTCGCCTTTAGTTGCAACTAATTCAAACTTTTTCTTTTCGTTCTCGTTGTCAGTAATATTTTTAAGCTCACCTGACAAGAACTGAAAAGCTTTGTTATCTGCATTTTGTAATTTTTGTAAGTCTTCCATATTTAATTCCTAATATATAAAAACGGCAAGCTCGTTTAAGAATCTGAAATCAGTATCATCTTTGACTTGAATATCTTCGTTGTTTATTTTAGAATTTATCAGGTCTGTAGAAACTTTGTTTTTCATTTCTATAAGGTCCAAATCCATTCTATCAGAGATTTCCTGCTGTCTTTTTTCAGACAAATCTAGAATATTCATTTAAACCTCTATCAATACTATGTGGACTTTATCATCTACTTTAGTTTTAGAAGCAACAATAAACTTAGAAGGTGATAATAACAAAACCTCTTTAGCATTAGAACCTGATATTTCATTAATAAGCCTACCGTTTTTAGATTTTATGGTTAATAATACATTATTTTTAGAAGAAATGTTAACATTATCTTCTAAAATACTAAAAAAACTATTAATTGTTACATCAGAGCCCACTTTATATTCAGAAATTTGTTCTGATGTTAGGGTCATACCTCTTGTTAATGTACCTTCGTACAAAGGCATCTTTTTAGCAGAATCATTAATTAAGGACCTTATTAACATTATATTTTTAGCAATATTGTCATCTACTTTTGTAAAATCACCTGATAAAAAGTCATTAAAATCTTTATCATAGGCCTTTATATAACCTCGTAAAACTTTAAAGTCATCTTTATCTAAGTCGTACTTTTGAGCAACACTTTTAAAGTCACCGTTATATTCTTTATCCAATAATTCTTTATTTTTACTATCCAACCAAAATTCTATAGCATCATGCTTCGCTTTTATCGATGCATTATCACCCTGATTTAAAATAGTATTTTTTACCTTTTCAAAAGCATCTCTAGATTTTATATCTAGAGTAACAGAAGACTTGTATTGCTCTACCAAATCTTGCAATGTTTTTTCATGATTCATAGGCCCTGTTTTAAAGCCTTCAGACATATCTACTTGGTAAGAATCTAATAAGTCTTTACTTTCACCGCCCATTCTTATCATTTGTCTTTCAGTTAGAGACCTGACGGAACATCGACAATTATAACCATTTAGCGGGTAATAAACAGTCCAAAACGGGTCATCAATATGTTTAATAACGCCGTTTAATTTATAATGCTCATCACGTGTCCTGTCGTCTTTCACAGCATGGTACAT